ATCGAGCTTGGTGAAAACCAAAGTGGAGATCACGATTACAGTAGTTTTGGCGGTTTGACAAATAACGCAGGCACCGGAAAAACTGGCGACATCATGTTTACCACGGTGGGTGCCAGTGCAAACGATACCTACACTGTCATTCTGTATATGAGGAAAGGCTTTAGTTAATGGCAACGACCAAGGACGTGAAACGCTTACCTTCTGGTCGTTTACAGTATCGGGGTGAAACTTTTTCTGGATATAACCAGCCGAAAAGAACACCGGGTAAGAATAAGAAGTCTGCGGTCCTTGCCAAGAAAGGCAACGAAGTGAAAATAGTTCGATTTGGTGATCCGGACATGACGATCAAAAAGAACCAACCGGGTCGGCGGAAAAACTTCCGTGCCCGTCACGGGTGTGACACTGCAAAGGCTAAAGATAAATTTACCGCGAGGTATTGGAGTTGTGACGCATGGTAATGACTAGAGGTGCGATGCCAAGAGGATTGACTTACTACGCTAAAGGCGGTGGTGCATCCAAAAAAAGCAAAGGCAGCAAGATCTGCCCAGAGGGTAAAGCTTGGGCGAAACGGACTTTCGATACATACCCGTCAGCGTATGCGAACCTTGCCGCGAGTAAATATTGCAAAGATCCAAACTATGCCAAAAAGGCGAAAGGCGGACGTAGAAAGGGCAGATAAATGGGTGAGCTGAAAAAATGGCTCGATCAGAAATGGGTTCGTATCGACACACAAGGCAATATTGTTGGAGAGTGTGGCAGTAGTGAAAACAAGAAAAACCCAGACCGATGCCTACCCGAAGCTAAAGCTCGTAGCCTGTCCAAATCAGAGAGGGCTGCGACTGCTAGAAAGAAAAAACGAGCGGGGGCAAAAGGCAAAACCGTCGTAGCTAATACACCGAAAGCAAAAGTTACAAAAATGAGATCCGGGGGCGAGGTTCGCTCCCAGATAGCAAGAGGGTGCGGTGCTGTTCTCAGTAACCGCAGAAAACAAACCAAATACTATTGAGGTAAAACATGGCTAGTAGAGTAAATCTTGGCATGGGCGGACCGCAAAAGAAAAGCCCAGCTAAAAAGAGCACTGTCAAGCGCAAGACCAACGGTCAAGGCGTGAAGATGAAGTCCAAAGGCGGAGCTATGGGCGGCAAGAAGGATATCCCACCAGGAATGCAGTACGGTGGAATGGCAGAAAAAGACGACAAGAAAAAAATGAAGAAGAAGCCCAAGGGTATGAAGATGGGCGGTAAAATGACGAAGAAAGGTGGTAAGGTCGGCGGCAAAATTTAGTGCCGTATCTACAGTCTAATATTCCTCATTTCAAATGTTGGGTTCGCCGTGAGTACACTCACAATCATGAGAAGTACCACGGTGAATTCTTACACGCAATGGCAGTGGCTGTTACCACGATGCCCTGTAGGTGCTTGAGTTTTCAAGTAATTTTTACTGGTATTGAGGCGGACGGGCAAGAGGAGGACACCGTGCATGGTGGGGCAATGTGGGCGCGTATGCCCATAACAGCATTATGTGCAGATATCCCACTCGAAGAGTGGCCGGAACCCATGCCAACGCATGATGCCCAACCCTGGGACTGTAGTTCCCACCACCACGCGGTATACGTGATTGATCGTGCTACACCTTGTCCGTGGATGGCTAAAATCGACGGGCAATTTTTTCCTGCCAAGTATTTGTTTACAGTCGATTACGCAGAGAGTGAGATTGCCGATGATCCGGCACAACATAAACAAAGCCATGTTTTACAATTACTCGATGCTGGTCAGTGGACGGGGAACGTTGTAGCTCTCCCCAATAACAGAGTGCGTGTGACTCATCCTGCTTGGTTTGAGATGGGCACGGGAGCACCGGACTTCAAACCGTCTGCACATATACATTATTCCAAATCTGATTTAGATTACACGTTAGATGTAAACCGTATCTTCGATAACCTGTATAACGACGATACAGAGGATGAATGATGGCAACCTCTGGAAGCAGAAACTTTGAATTAGATCTAGCCGAATACGTCGAAGAGGCGTTTGAGCGTTGCGGCATGGAGCTTCGTACCGGATACGATGTGCGTACCGCGAAAAGATCAATGAATCTATTGTTTGCAGATTGGGCAAACAGAGGTTTGAACCAATGGACGATTGAGCAAACGTCTATTACTTTAGCTGAAGGTATACGAGATTACCCTTGTGGTACGCTCACAATGACCGTAGGAGCCTCAACATCGTTTACGGTGGGTGAAACCATCACGGGTGGGTCTAGCTCTGCTACAGCACAAATCACAAGCAAGCCAAGCTCTACAACGTTTGCCATAACCATCCCCTCTGGAACTTTCACATCTGGTGAAACGTTGACCGGATCTAGCAGTTCAGCGACCACCACTTTGTCTGCTGCGGTGGACTTTTCAGATGTTCGTAGCACTGTGGATATATTATCTGCCGTTGTCACCCGGAGCAGTACGGATTTTGAGATCCAAAGAGTCAGCAGGTCTAGTTACCTGGATATACCAAACAAAAGCCAAAGCGGTAGACCAAACGAGTTTTTTGTAGACCGGCAGATTACGCCGATACTACGGATATGGCCCACACCAGAAAACAACACCGATGTAGTTAAATTTGACCGTCTTACTCGGATTGAGGATGTCGATTCTGCTACCGATACGGTAGATATTCCCTTTCGCTTTTATCCCTGTTTAACGGCCGGTCTTGCGTATTATATTAGCATGAAGCGCAATCCACAGATGATGCCAATGTTGAAAAGCGTGTACGAAGAAGAAATGCAACGAGCGATGGACGAGGACAGAGATCGAGCATCGCTGCGTATAAGTCCATCATACGATTACTACAGGGCCTAGCATGTCTGGCTTTGCATCTGGTAAAAACGCATACGGAATATCTGATAGATCGGGTGTGCGGTACAAACTTAATCGCATGAAGAAAGAGTGGAATGGCTCTTTGGTCGGACCAGACGAGTTTGAGCCAAAACATCCACAGTTATATCCACCACCAAGGGCAGATGACCCTCAAGCGATACGAAATGCACGTCCTGACAGGATAGAACCTCTGGTCGTGAACGTGGGACTCCCAAACGTTTTCGAAAAGACTTTTACGCCAATCAAAGCTAGTGGACAGATTGGTTCAGTCACTGTGAGTACGACATGAGTTTTACCTTAGCATCCTTGAAAACAGCGGTGAAAGATTACTGCGAAGTCAGTGAGACGACTTTTGATACGCAGTTGACCACCTTTATCAAAGAGGCAGAAGAGCGAATCCTCAAGAATGTAGAGCTTCCGGTCTTCCGAAAAAATGTGACGGGCACGGCTACCGCCAGTAACACATATTTGTCTACGCCGTCTGATTTTTTGGCGTCCTATAGCTTGGCTGTGATAAACAGTAGTGTTTACGAGTACCTGTTGCTCAAACATACCTCGTTCATCCGCACGTACACGCCAAACGCATCGACTACCGGCACTCCCAAGTATTACGCGCTATTTGATGACAACACTTTTATTTTGGCTCCAACGCCAGATAGTAACTACGAATTTGAACTACACTACAAGTTCAGACCAGCATCTTTGACCGCAGGTGCCGATGACGGCTCCACCTGGTTATCAACCAATGCCCCAGATGCGTTGTTGTATGGCACTCTCGTAGAGGCCGCAACTTTTCTGAAAAACCCCCAAGAAGTGCCAGCGTATGAGCAAAGATATGCCCAAGCTGTTGCCGCCTTGAAGGATCTGGCCGAGGGGTATGGTAAGGTAGACGAGTATCGTTACGATATAAGCAAAGGTAGATAATGCTAGAGGAAACACCACAGATCGAGATTGGTGAGGTCGGGGTCAGCACCACGCATTGGGCTGGACATGACGTTGATTATTGGGCAGAACAAACTACCAAAAAAATTGTAAGTATTGGGGGCAACTGCCATCCAATAATTGCACAACAGGCTGAGGCATTCAGAGATGCCGTCCTGCAACAAATTTCATATTATATGAAAGAAGCAATCAAAAGTGACCGCACTACGTTGATTGCACAATTAGAAAAACAAGGCCAACCAGAAATGGCTGACATTTTAAGGAGACTATAATGGCTATATCGACAGCTATGTGTACGTCCTTCAAGCAGGAGATTCTTGTTGGCACACATAATTTTACTGCTACCACAGGTAACACTTTTAAGCTTGCCTTATTCACAAGCAGTGCAAGCCTGGGGGCAAGCACCACAGCTTTTGCAACCACAAACGAAGTAAGTGGCACGGGTTATTCGAGTGGGGGTTCTAACCTTACTTCTGTAACACCAACCACGTCTGGAACTACCGCTCTGTGCGACTTTTCAGATTTGACCTTCTCCAGCGCATCGATCACCGCGAATGGGGCACTAATTTACAACAGTAGTGCTTCAAATAAAGCAGTCTGTGCCTTGGCATTTGGTGGCGATAAAACAAGCACGGCGGGTGATTTTACGATTACTTTCCCGACAGCGGATGCGTCCAACGCGATAATCCGCATCGCTTAGAGATAGTATGTGGCAGACATTACGGGCTGGGGCAGAGGAGCTTGGGGCGATGGCCCGTGGGGTGAACCTGTCCCGGTCACTGTCACAGGTGTATCTGCAACTGGGTCGATTGGCTCCGTCACAGTCACGGGCGAAGCAACGACCTCTGTCACAGGCGTGGCAGGAACGTCTGCGGTCGGGTCGGTATCCGTCTCCGCAGCCGCTACTACAGCGGTTACAGGAGTCTCTGGAACAGGGTCTGTTGGATCTGTATCAGTTTCGGGAGCAGCTAATGTTACGCCATCTGGTGTCGCGGGTACGGGTGCTGTCGGGTCTGTATCGGTCAGTGCCGAAGCGACCACCTCAGTTACCGGGGTATCTGCAACAGGATCTGTGGGATCAGTTTCTGTTACCGCCGCTGCGGTCGTCAGTCCTACTGGTGTTGCTGGCACTTCAGCCGCTGGCAGCGTTACAGTCACGGGTGAGGCTAACGTCACTCCCACAGGTGTGTCAGCAACTGGTGGTGTGGGTAGTGTCACTGCTACTGCTGGGGCCATCACTTCTGTTACTGGCGTTAGTGCTACTGGTTCAATCGGTTCGGTATCCGTTACTGCTGCTGCATCTACTTCCGTTACGGGCGTGGCAGGCACTGGTGCGGTTGGCACGGTTACTACCAGTACTTCTCAAAACATTGATGTCACGGGCACAGAAGGGACTGCACAGGTGGGTGTTGTCGCGGTTGAACCAGACACAAATGTCTCCCCAGTTGGAGTTAGTGGAACCGGACAGGTTGGATTCGCGTTAGTTTGGGGGCTGATAAATGATGCACAAACACCAGATTGGGGTAGTATTACAGATACACAAACACCGAGTTGGTCGAGCGTGAGCGATACACAAACACCAGATTGGGATGAGGTAGCTTAGTGGTAAAGAGAGTCAAAAAAGTAATCAAGGGGTTGGAGAAAGCATCAAAAACCCATAAAAAACAAGCAGATGTTTTGAAAAAACACGTGGCTTCGGTTAAAAAATCTAAGCCAAAAAAACGGTAAAGGTGATGTATGGCAGTCTATACGAATGATCTTCGATTAAAAGAAATCGCCACTGGCGACGAATCAGGAACGTGGGGAACCAGCACAAACACAAATTTAAGTTTGATTGCGGATGCCTTTGGTTTCGGCACAGAGGCAATAACAACTAACGCTGACACGCACACTACTACCATCGCAGACGGCTCCGCTGATCCTGGTAGAAGCATATTCCTCAAGTACACCGGAACATTAGACTCTGCTTGCACAATCACTATAGGACCAAACACTGTTTCTAAGCTTTGGTTTATAGAGAATGCAACAAGTGGATCTCAAAACATCATTATCAAGCAGGGCAGTGGGGCCACGATCACAGTGCCGAATGGTCAGACGAAAGCCATATATTCGGATGGAGCGGGAAGTGGCGCAGCAATGGTTGATGCTTTTGCATCTTTAAATGTTGTGGATCTCTCTGTAGAGGACGATTTGAGTGTAACGGATGATGTCAGCATAGGTGGTACTCTCGGGGTCACAGGCGTTTTAACCGCTACATCCTTAGACATCTCAGGCGACATAGATGTAGACGGCACAACAAATCTCGATGTCGTAGATATTGACGGTGCTGTAGATATGGCTTCTACGCTGCAAGTAGACGGTGCAATCACTTCATCGGCTGGAGCGACTATAACAACCGCTGATAATTCTACACAGCTTACTCTGAAATCTACGGATGCGGATGCAAACTTAGGCCCAGTACTTGATTTGTTGCGAGATGGCGGTTCTCCCGCTGACAGCGACTTTATTGGGCAAGTGCGTTTCCAAGCCAAAGATGACGGCGGCAATGTGCATGAGTATGCAAAAATACTGGGTCAGATTGCAGATGTAACTGGTGGAACCGAAGACGGTATTTTAATGATCAGGACAATACTTGCTGGGACTGATACGAGGCGAATTGACCTAGGAACGTCTGAGTTAGTAATAAACGAAGATTCGGCAAACCTTGACACAAGAATAGAAAGTGATGGCAACACTCATATGTTGTTCATTGACGCTGGGAATGATCGGGTAGGGATTGGGACAAATTCTCCCGGTTATCCGCTTGACGTTCAATCGGGTGGAGTAGGAACAGTGTTTCGCGCAGGAACAAGTTTCTTCTCTGTAGATGCAACAGGTAGTGCTTCATCTCCATCGTTAATTTTTAATGGCGATGGTGACACTGGATTTTATAGATCAGCAAGCGACACTATCAAATTGTCCACTGGTGGAAGCGATAGAGTTACTTTTGATAGCAGCGGAAATTTTTTCATCTCCACAACAGAAGCTAATCCACACACATTATCTAGTGGTGGAGGCACAAAGTTTTTTAACAGTTCTGGAAGTTTACTCGCCATAGCTAGAGATTCAGCGACAGTCATTGCAGCCAATAGGTCAGGATCGTCCGCTGGCACAGTCATGGATTTTAGATTAGACGGGACGATCAAAGGCGATATAGGCGTAGAGTCTACAGGGATGACCATCAACGAAGCTGGTTCAGACTTGGATTTTCGCGTAGAGAGTAACTCAAACACTCATATGCTGTTCGTGGATGCGGGTAATAATGCTGTAGGAATTGGTACTTCAAGTCTAACTGAAAAGCTGGAAGTTTCTGGTTCTATAAATACTACAAATCAATCTACCAATTTTACAGCTGGAAGTCAGCGTGGTTTTATGGATATTGTTGATTCAAGTAAACACGTAAGAATTGGAAGTCTTCAAGGCGCAGCAACTCCTAGCGGAACTGAAGGTACTGTAGAGCTACTTGTTAATGGTGCAACAAAAGCTACTATTGACAGCAGCGGCGATTTAATAGTTGGAGGAACTTCTTCTGGTGCAAATGACGCAGTAAGTCTTAGCAACACGGGTTACGTCCAAGCCATTGTCAATGGAGACACTGTTGGTTACTTCAACAGACGAACAAGCGATGGTGAAATTATACGCTTACAAAAAGACGGCTCAACCGTAGGTAGTATTGATGTTGATTCTGGAGCTTTAGAAATTACAGGAGCATCAGCAATTAATTTGAATGATGGTTCAAATGAAATTGGCTTTGGCACTGCAGCAATAGCGGGTAATGGCTCATCTAATGATGCAGTTATTGATTTAGGACGTACTAATAGACGCTTTAAAGACCTTCACCTATCAGGCACTGCCAATACGGGATTGTTAGAGGTAGCTTCTGCAAATACAACGCTTGCTAATTTCCAAGCAAATGTTGGAGGAGCGGGAGGTGTAGGTGTTGTTAATATAAAAACTAACACTTCATCCTCAAACGGACTTCAATTAGTCGGAAATGGATCGGGCGCAAGTATTGCGGGTGGATCTTTAGCGGCTACTGTTATGAATACAGAAAATGGGCCACTTCGTTTTGGCACCAACGCTACTGAAACAGCGCGAATTACTGAAGCAGGAGATCTTTGCATAAATAATGCGAATTCCAGTGGCTCTTCTGGCGCTACCTCTAAGATTTTCGTTAAAGTACCTTTGTCTGTTACATCCAACGCTTTTATGTGCCAACCGGACACTAATGGGACCACCAATGCTGCGATATTTCAGAACAGCTCTGGTGCAAATGCTGGATTTATACAATACACTTCTACTACTACTACATATGCCACTTCATCGGATTACAGAATGAAAGAAAATGTAGTAGCCCTGTCAGGCGCTACAGACCGTCTCAAGCAACTTAAACCTTCACGGTTTAATTTTATTGAAGATGCAGATACCACAGTAGATGGTTTCTTGGCACATGAAGTACAAGAGGTAGTACCAGAGGCAGTCACAGGTACTAAAGATGCAGTAGATGCAGACGGTAATCCAGATTATCAAGGCATTGACCAATCAAAATTAGTGCCGCTTCTCGTGGCAACAATCCAAGAACTTGAGGCGCGAATAGCTGCCTTAGAATCCGAATAAGGAGAAATAAAATGGCAGTCACATGGCAAGCGGTCCAGCTAAGCCGACAATTAAAAGATGGCGACAAAGACAATGTCGTTAAGACCGTTCACTGGCAAGCAACAGATTCCGAGGTAGACGGAGAGAATACCTACTCAGGACGTTGTTACGGCACTGTTAGCTTGGCTGCGCCGGGCGATTCTTTTACGCCTTATGCTGACATCACAGAAGAGCAAGCGGTAGGTTGGGCTAAAAGCGCGCTAGGTGACGATGAGGTTGCAGCTTACGAAAAAATAGTGGAAAACCAAATTGAGCTACAAAAAAACCCAACTAACGCAGAAGGAGTACCGTGGTAATGGCAATAACAACAACTTGGTCAGTCAATAACATGACTCATGTAGACGCAGATGGTGGCGTTATTCTGGCTTACTGGAGTTTAATTGCTTCTAGCGATGCTGGTGGTGGTGAAACTGCAACTGAAGGTGGTAAGAACCGTTTTACCTATGATGCGTCAGGCAGTGGATTTATTAAGTACGACGATCTAAAAGAAAGTGATGTTCTGGGTTGGATTTACGAAGCCAACAAAGAAGGTGATGAGACAGCCGACGAGTATAAAGCTAGAATAGAAGCTGAACGCACAGCCAAAGTTCAAGCACAGATTGATCGGAAGGCTGCACAATCAGATGGACTGCCCTGGAGCGCATAAATGAGCGAAGAACAAAAAGAAGCCACCGTTGTATTCAACGATAAAAAAATCCCCATGTCACAGTTGAGTTTTCAGACTCAGCGAAACATGCAAAGGCTTAGTCAGTTACAAAACCTTATTCCAAATCTGCAAGAGCAGTTATCAGAGGCGCAAGTCTTGCTCAAAGACTACAGTTCCAAAGTAAACGCTGCATTAGAGGAGGTTGCGTCAAGACAGGTTGATCAAGTGGTTGAAACTTCTGAAGGCAAGCCTTGGGAAGATGAGGTAATTCAGTAATGCCAGAGCACCGTCAAGAATATCGGATACACGCTTTGCCAGCCGTGTTCTTGATGGAAGCAGATTTATCGGAAGAGATCGTAAATGATCTCAATGAATATCTCGATGATCTGTTAGAGCAGGAAGACAGACAGTCTCATGCAGGTACGCTAGTTGGTCAAATTGGTCATGGTGAACAACTCACTATGGATCATCACCACCCCAAACTAGCCGGGTTTACAAATCTGATTGAGATTGCAGGAGCTGATTATCTAAAAAACTTTTCTAACGCCACAGTCAATCCATTTACTGGCAAACGATTAGTAGAGACAGACGAGCTTTGGTCTGTTCATAGTTATGAGCGTGATTACAATCCTATACATGATCATGGCACTAAAACGGTTATGGGTATTAGTTGCACTTGTTGGACAAAGGTTCCGCAACAAATACTTGATCAACCGACATCAGGATCAGCTGATTATTCTCTGTATAATTCAAGTGGTAATTCTGACGGATGTATTTCGTTTCAGTATGGTGCAGGGTCTTTGATGGATACTGAGAGACTGAAGCCGCCACAGTCTTGCATACTCAAGCCAGAAGTTGGGAAGTTTTATATGTTCCCCTCTTGGTTGCAACACATGGTCTATCCGTTTGAAGGACCGGGAGAAAGAAGAACGGTCGCGGCAAACTTGAACGTGTGGAGGATAGCAGATGACGGAACAAAACATTGATCACGACTATACTAATCATTCTTGTGATCGTTCCGTATCTCGTGCTGGAATCGATTTGGTAGGAGAAAAAAATGATGGATTTGATGGAGATTCTCACAATTGCTACTACGGTGGTCACGGTTGCGTCTGCGGTATGTGCGGCTACTCCTACCCCAAAAGACGACGAATTTATGGGCAAATACGTTTATCCATTCCTAGAGGCTTTGGCTCTTAACGTAGGTAAAGCCAAACAACCCGCACCACGAGAAGAAATAATAGATGGATGAGCAAGGTCAAAAAGCCTTGCAAGAGATTAACGCCCACGAGCGTGAGTGTGCTTTGCGTTATGAAAGGATCGAAGAGCGATTAGCTGACGGTTCGAGGCGGTTTGATCGATTAGAAAGAATGTTGTGGGGTGTGATAATCTTGATAATAGGAACCCTGTTGGTTCCACAATTTTTAGGAGGATAAACTGATGAGTGATGGTACTTCGGTAAAGATACCAACCTGGGCATTACCCATAGGGGCTGCTGCCATTTCTGGAGCTATTGCATGGGGGTCCATGCAAGCACAGGCACAAGCGACAAGTTCGGAGGTGGCTAGAATCGAGCAGGTGGTAAAGGAGACAGCGGAGAAAGCAGTAGCCAACGGGCAGCTTTCAGCAGTCAATCAGACGCAGATCAAAGCGGTGGTGGACAGTCTGAGTCAACAGCAGGAGACGTTGAAGTCAACGGACGAGAAGTTGGCTCAATTGATTCAGATAATGCTACAGAAGCAGTAAGACTAGATTACGATCCCGAAAACCCTAATCTGTTCTGTGACCTGAGAGAGTGGAATAAACTAAAACTCGTAAACCCACCGGCAAAACGCCACCAAGTCGCAAAGGATTGGTTAGAATTTAATTACCGACAGTGTGGTTATGGGGCAATGATCTACGTGAGAAACTCAATGCCAAGAGTGTTAGGCACAGCCCACCAAGTTGATGTGGATGTTTTGACATGGGAGCTTGTTGCCCCGCAAGCAGAAAGAACTCAAGCACTTAAAAAGAAGCGTAGACTATGACGTTGATGATATTTGTTCTGGTGCTTCTAACTCCAGGTGGGGTGCCAACCGGAACGGAGTTGTATTTTCAAGAACTGACTAGCTGCCTTGAATATCGTGATGCATTAGTCCATCAAAGCGTTCATACTCATAACTGGTTACGCAGTAAGACCAACAAGTTTGATGGTTTTTGTGAGGTGCGATTGATTCCTTCGTCAGAAGCTGGGAAAGGTAAATACATATTCAGAGACCCTGTTAGGAAGAAAGAAGATGAGTGACATACCCCCTTTCCCCAATAGTGTGAACGCTGTGCAACAAGTCCCAAAACATCAAGTTCAAAAGATAGAGATTGAACGAATGCAAGCGCGTGAGACTAATGCGAAGCAAGAGATAGTCACCACCGTTTATGATGCAAAAATCTACACTTACAAAGGAGGCCAACTCAGTCAAACTTATCCTAAAGTCACGGGTCAACACATTTTGGTCACGGTATGAATGCTAAAAAACTTGAGCCTAAATCAAGATACGCAGAGTATGATGTTGACGGTGACGGCACTGTTACTGATGAAGAGTTAACAAAACATACGGAGATGCTGCAACTTGAACTCCAAGAAGAAAAAGCAGACAGTCAAAGAAAGATGGCCTGGGTCGCTGTTATTAGTATGTGCCTTTTCGCTCTTCTGCCTATTGCTCCTTTTGTCCCAAGTGACCGCCTTGACACCTTAGCAAGCATCAGCGATATGTTGTTTCTAAGCCAAGCATCAATAGTTGGCTTATACTTTGGCGCGACTGCATACATGAGCAAGAGGCCATAATGCCGAAAGCCAAAGAAAAAGAAGTCTATAACTACAAATGCACTTTGGTAAAAGTAGTGGACGGTGACACGATTGACGTTGATATCGATCTTGGATTTGATGTTTGGCTTCGTAATCAAAGAGTTAGGTTACATGGAATTGACACTCCTGAATCTCGCACCCGCAACAAAGCAGAAAAAGTTCTTGGTCTAGCTGCGAAAGATTTTCTTACTCAACAATGTCGCAACAAATTTACGATAGCATCCATGGGGCGAGGTAAGTTTGGCAGAATACTTGGTATTGTTTATTCAGAAACAGGTATTGATATCTGCAAACTAATGATTAAGACCGGGCATGCTGTTGAATACTATGGCGGCAAGAAGACTAAGGTGTGGGCATGAGCATTCTTAGTTCTTTGATAGGACCAGCCACAAAGCTTCTTGATAAAGTAATCGAGGACAAGGACCAAAAGAATGCGCTTGCACATGAGATTGCGACCATGGCAGAGCGACATGCTCAAGAACTTGCACAAGGACAGTTGGAAGTTAACAAAGTAGAAGCTGCACACAAGTCTTTGTTTGTGGCTGGTTGGAGACCAGCGATTGGTTGGGTGTGTGCTCTGGGGCTATTTTACAATGTGATACTTGCGAATATTATTGGTATCTGGGTTGATGTCCCAGAGATAGATACTACGCTTCTTGTTCCTGTCATGATGGGCATGCTTGGGCTTGGAGCGATGAGAAGTTATGAAAAGGTACAGGGGGTGAGTAGAGAGAAGTGAGCATGTGGAGTGCATATCGTAGGTTAAAAAACTTATCTAACATTAATGTTCCGCAACTTAACATTCTTACGGCTACGCCAGAACCAAAGGAAAACAAGATGAGTCAGTTCAAATACTTTAAGTTAGAGGACTTTGACTGTCAGGAAACTGGCGAGAACGAGATGTCTATTGAGTTTATAGAACGCCTCGATGGTTTGAGATCTGTTTGCGGTTTTCCATTTATTGTTACTTCTGGTTACAGATCTCCCAATCACAGCATCGAAGCAAAGAAAGAACAGCCAGGTCAACATGCTCAAGGCATAGCAGCTGATATAAAAGTTGTAGGTGGCGCTCAAAGAAGATTGTTGGTAGAGAAAGCACTTGAGATGGGATTTACAGGAGTTGGCGTAGATAAGAACTTTATCCATGTTGATATAAGAACCACAACTCCAGTGCTCTGGGTGTACTGATGCCACTAGCTAAATTTATCTTTAATCCTGGGATCAACAAAGAAGGCACCGACTATACTGCAGAGGGCGGTTGGTTTGATGGCAACCTCGTTAGATTTAGAAAAGGTTTTCCAGAGAAGATAGGCGGC